TAACAGTAGCCAACTCATCTCCGGTCATCTGGATGAATGCTTCAACATACTTAAATCCCTGAGGACCCATGTTAGCAAGCTCTTCAAGAATACCCTTTGAGATACCTCTTTGAGCTAATACTAAAAGCTTGTTTGACCATTCATTAACACCTGAGATCTGAGACTGAAGATTCTTAATAAGGTCTTCCGATGTTATGTCAATCGTTCTGTCGAACTCTTTCCATGCGTCGATTTGAGACTCTATATTAGAATGGAGATCCTGAATTTTCTGAGTAAACTCATCAACTTCTTCTCCAGCTGCTCCAGCCCCACCTCCAAAGTTATCTAAACCTTTTGTGAGATTATTAATGGAATCTTCGAAATCGAAGGATGTCTCCATTGCTTTTTTCTGGGCGTTCATGTATGTGTCACTCCACATACTTACTTCCCACATAGCATTCTTCTCTTTGTTAAGATGATCTAGCTCTGCATAGTTATGGTCTTCTAATGCCTTATCATATGCTTCCTGCCATTCGAGAGTATCTCCGTATCTAATTTCGGTCATTCCAACTTTGTCCATATCGAATGGCTTAAATTGGTTCATAGTATCTTGGAGATTTTGCATGGCACCGTCAAGAATTGATGTCGTTCCAGCTGCTTCTGCTGCTCCAGAACTATAATCAGCTAATTCATCAGCTGTAGTTCTTAACAAATTAGCAGTTTCTTCATCCCAAATTCCATATACATCTGCCAATAGATCTAAGAAACCTTCTGCTATTTTAGCTAATACTCCTTTAAATCCATCCCACCAAGAATTTCCTGATTGAGTACCAAATGCACCAAAAGCAGACATAACATTTGGCATTGCAGCATTGGCTCCGTCGACAGTTCCAGAAGCTGACGCAGTTCCGGACATTTCTCCGTAAGTCTCATAGGTATCAACTTCGCTTTCTCCTATGGACTTATCTATCTGAGTTATAGATTTAGCGGTTTGTGGAGCTGCGGCCATATGACCTTGTATCTTAGCAGCCTCTGCTTTTATACCATTTTGATAGTTTCCGGCCTTTAATTGCTGTCCGGATACTCTCATTACATTTTCATTGGCAGCTGTTATTGTTCTTATAGCACTACCGGTTTTGGCTTCATCTATCATTCCCTTATTCTGGGATTTGACAGCATCTTTGCCGACTTGGTACATTTTATTATTATCAACTGCAGCTGCTCTAACGGTATTATCACTTATAGCACCCATAGTGTTATAAGTATTAGGAGCCTCTGACACAGCACCAACTGAAAGACCCTGCATTAAGTAAGATCCTATTTCCATCATTCTAAGAGATGGTGAATGAATTTCTGCAGTATCGGCAAATCCTTGTATTGACGTATCTGCTAACTGTCCACTTGTGTTGTATACCAACTCACTCGACCCAAGAAGACCTTGAACAAGGCCCTGACCTAAGAATGAACCTAATAGTGTCGAACTAAGAATCATCTTAGTATTAGCTAAGGCAACTCTATTAGCAGACTGTTCGTATATTGTTGCAACGTTTACTATATTATTAGAAGCATTCAGTAACTGATTTGATATATCAGTTATGCTTGTTCCAGATGAGTTGTAATCTTCTGTGGCATGAGCTAATGAATATATACCATCACTTACTTTGTCAAGTCCATCACCAAGGGTATTTAAGTCAATTACAGACATTCCCTTAAGTGCATTTGACGTAAGCATAAGGGTTATTGTATTTAGAAGCGATGCTTCTTTTATAGCATTTAGCAATCCTAATAAAGCCGGATATGTTTTACTTATACCAATTGATAACGTATTCCAATCAACTTTATTAAGCATCAGCATCGATCCGGCAACTGCTAAAAGTGTTAAGTTACCGAGTGACGCCATTGTAAATATAAACATTGTAGCGGCTAACAAAGCTAATGGACCAACAGCTGCTTGAATTCCATCTCCTAATGTATACCAATCAACAGACTCTAATAATTTAAATGCTCCTGCTAATATTAATATAGAAGTATTAAATATCAAAGCTGCGACTGAGAATCCACCAGCTATCATCATAAGAGTTCCACCAATGGTTAATAAGGTAGAAACCATTGATAATAAAGCAGCCATAATTCCTGGAGCGGCTATTCCTAATATTGTAAATCCGGCAACAATAGCTCCAATTATTCCTGCTATTTTAAGCATCGTAGAAAATCCATACCATATATTGTCCCAATTAAGAAAACCACATACGGCTAGTGTTAATGCAAATCCTACTAATGCTCCTGCTATCGCAGGGAATGATACCATCGCAACAGGTGCAACCTTTGACAATATCAATGTCATTGCCGAAATTATTACAGCTATTCCAAATAATGTCCAAAACGCAGGACCCATTTTATCGTCTGGTATAGTAGACAATAATTTCATTGCTAAAGCGCAAGCTAACATTGGCCCTGTTAACACAACAGCCATCAATGATACATTAGCAGCATCCTTTGCTAAGTTTGCAATAGCAATTGTACATATCGTAAGCATTCCCAATGTTCCAAGTATTGCCTGAAAACCGGTAGAAATATCATCCCATTCCAAACCTGCAAGCAATCTAAGAGATATTCCCATTGCCAGCATCATCCCTGATAGTGTCAATGCAATACTTGCAATTTTTACATCGCCAGGATTGATATGCTTCATAGCAAATACTACAAGTACAAGCATTCCAACAACACCTAATATAGATGTCATTCCGACTGTTATACCGTCCCAATCTATAGTTGATATAAGCATTAATGCTAATCCTATAGACAATAGCATTGCTGCAAATGGAAGCATTGTCTTTAATCCATTAATACCAACAGCAACAGTCGTACTAAATTCTCCTATAAGAGTTATCAGTCCTGCAAATTCTGCTAATATAATAGATATTGCTATAAATGGTGTAATAAGACTGTACCATTTAACCTGTGTCAATAATGAGAATGCAACTCCTATAGATAATAGTGCTACTGACATACTCAATATATTTGTGAATGCTACAGGATTATAGGCGGTACCTTCTCCAACTGTACCAGCAACTCTTACTGCAAATCCTAATGCAACTATTGCTCCAGAAATTCCAACAAATACAATTCCAATCTTCTTAAGGTTACGTCCACTTGAAGATATGGAATCATATACCATTTTGAAAGTTAGTCCTATTGAAGCTATTGCTAATGCCATAGAAGCTATGACACTTGCTGCTGCATACATTTCGCCTACCGTTGCTTTATTTAACACCTTTGTGGTATCTTTTGCTATATTAATGGATAAACCTGTAAACTTCTTTAAAGCCAACAATACTAAAGTTAATGTTGCAAGTGCACCCATTATTCCCAAAGATCCCATAGCTATTGTTTCCCATGGAATCTCAGAAATTAGTTTTAAAAATCCTCCTAAAGCTAAAAGTATTGCAGAAATAGCCAAGATATTTTTCCAAGCACTTGAATCTATTTCGTCATAATTATTTATTATTTTGACAGAAGCCCATAAATAACCAAGAACTTCTATTATAGCAATAAATGATTTTCCTATACCTGGCCAATTTATGTTTGCAACTAGCTTTAATGTTTCACCCATTGCTAATAATGCAACGGCTAATGCTATAAGTCCTTTATAACCTTCTATATTTTTAGACGATATGCCTGATAATAAAGTTAATGACTCATTAAAAGTCTTTAAGCATATCATCATAGCCAATAATGATAAACCTATACTAGCCCAATCATTTTTAGCAAGTTGCGCCATTGACAGACCAAGTAAAGACATGGCTAAAGAAACTGCAATTACAGCTGATATTTTTTTAATAGCTCTTCCGGAATCATTAAATCCTGTAGATTTAGATACTGTTTCAAGTACTTCACCAAATCTTGTAATAGCTATTGACAATCCGAGACTTGCAAATATTATTGATTTCCAATTGTATCTTGAAATAACAGAAAGAGCTGCTCCTATTAACACGGTCGACGCCGCTACAGCTAATATTCCCTGAATGCCTTTTAAATTCCATTTTCTATGCATAGCTAATTCTATCGCATATCCAAATGAAACCATTGCAATGCTCATGGCTATTGACGCAGGTATAATATCCTTCCATGGTATCAAAGATATCATGGCCATTTCAGCAGCTATTATAGAAACGCCAATTAACACTTTAGCAACGCCCTTAATATTCCTAGAATATTCTGAGAATTTTTCAAGAATCGCTACCATTCCTAATAATGTTGATACTGCTAAAACGCCGGTTATTAAATTTCCTTTATCTATTTCGCCTAAGTCTTTTGATATTCCTGCAAGAATAGAAACAGCTATCGATATAAATATAAGTGATGCTGCAAATGCTACAGGTTTTGCTTTTGCTGTATGCTTTGATAATACTTCAAGTGCTCCTATAAGAACTAGACACTCTAGCATAGCTGCACTCGCTATTTTAAATTTAGAGGGATCAAGTTCCTGTGCTGATTTCATTACTTGCACAAGTATTGCAACTGCTGCTGCCATCATTAATAGACCTTTACCAAAGTTATTACCTTTCTTACCTAGTAAAGAACCTACTAATGATATACCTGATGCTAATAATGTTAATGTTAATATCAAAGCTAAGTTATCTTTAATAGCATTATTTATGTCAGCATAATGATACTTAGTTATTTCTTCTAGCATTGGTAATACCATTTTGAATGATAAAACTAATGCTATTAATCCAACAGCCGAGAATAAACCAATACCTTTTGCTGCAAATGCTAATGCGGACAAGCCAACCATTAACACTGTCAATGAACTTACTATTGACTGTAATTCTTCTGGAGATTTATCTAAATCTGCTAATTTCTTTAATGAATTAACCATCGAAGAAACACTTAATGCAAAGGCAACAAGTATTAAAGCATCTTTAGATAATCTTGGAGCAAGTTTGGAAAGAGTTATAGATATTGCTACTAATCCAGCTGAAATTGTAGCTAAAACAGCCAAACGTTCCCATATTCCATCAGTTTCAACTTCGTTTAGCATTTTCATTGCTAAAGTCAGAACTAATATCGATGATGATAATGTCAATAATCCAATTCCTAAAGAATTTATATTAGACATTCCTCTACTGAAGGCCATCATCGATTTATTTAATTTACTAGATGCTATTGCAAGAACTAGTAATAAACCTGATAATGCTGTTACTACTCCAACGCATTCCCACAATCGGTTAGGATCTATTTTATTAGCTAATACGTATAGAGAAGCAGTTAATATAGCTATTGAAGCTGCTATCTGAAGTAATGAAACTTTTATAACTCTAGGTTTTGCAATTCTATCTTTTAATGCGTCAAATAATTCAGTTGTAGATGTTATTAATTTTGGAATACCTTTAAAAGCATTACTAAATCTGTAAATTGCCAACGTTATAGCAGCAACAAAACCTAAAAGAATTATTCTTACGGGATTAATTCTTTTAACGGTTTCAATAAGTAATGCAATAAAAGTTCCTAATGTTTTACCTACTGACTTTATAAGATTTCCAAAGCCATTAAAGAAATTCGCTAATTTTCCATCTGTAGATGTAAGACCTTTTAATTTATCTTTTATTGAAGATATAACCGATCCTAATCTATCGAATATCGATTTTAATATTGGTATATTTTTTAAAGCATCTATAAAAGATAAAAGGGCTTCCTTTGCTACTATTATAGCTGCTTTAAATCCATTAACACCCGATTTTACAAGTTTCTTAAACGAACTAACTATTGTTGCTGCAATAGTTCCTATAAGTTTTACAAATGTTACTATGCCACTTATAGCAAATATAACAGCAGAACCTAAAACTTTAAATACTGTCGCGAGTCCATTTATAACAACAGTTAATACTTTAGAAGACTTACTGAATATGTTTATATCATCAAGAAATTTTACAAAGCTATGTATTACAAATATAATAATATTTACAAATAGTTGTAAGCCTTTTCCCAAATAAGTAAGAATTTTTGAACTTTCTATACTATTCTTAGCAAATTCGGTCATTTTCATAGTTAAACGACCAAGTGCTCCACCTATTTCTAATACAATATCAAATAAACTTCTTGCTGGATTTATCATTGGAAATATTGTTTTAAGAATTGTCTTTAAAACTGTTCCAACTAAATCTAATATGGAGAATAAACCTCCAAAAATATCTTTTATGTTTTTTAGTTCTCTTTCTGTTGGTTCAAGCCACTCAAATAATGCTTTTATATAGTTACTTACTTTTAATAAGCCTGCAGCACTTTCCAAAGTTTCTTTTCCAAAGAACTCATCCCAAACTTCTGCTACGGCATCCATTACCATTTTGATGTTTGAGAATGCTTTATAAATACCATTTAAAAGAGTTTCTCTTCCACCAACGGCATGCCATAATTCAAGCATGGAATTTCTAGCTTCAGCTCCTGATGCAAATAATTCCCAGAATACTTCACATAAATCTGAGAATAACTCAACAGCCTCATGATAATTACCAAATATATATTCAAATGTCTGCATCCATCCAGTAGATACAGCATCCTTTGTAGCATCGATAACATCTGTAAATGTCTTTGCCTGCTGAGCTGCTTTAAAAGCTGCTATAGAAAGTTCGTATTCTTCTGATCCAAGAACATCAAGATCTGCTATAAGTTCTTCGGCCGTTCCGTCAAATTCCTCGAATCCTTCTATTATTTCATCGATTGACTTTTTGCCTTCTTTGTAATCGTCAAATGCTCCTATAATTTCAGTAGCAGTTGCTCCATACCTTTCAGCCATTTCATGAAGTTTATCAGTCGCTTTTTCATAAACATTTAAAGAAGCGGTTAATACATCATTTGTAAACCATCCTTCTGATAAACTTTCACTGAAAGCTTCCGCTGTAACTTTAGTACCTTTAGCTACAGTCTTATATACTCCATCTGCTTCTTTCTTAAGAGTTCCTAATTCAACAGCTGTCTCTAATACAGTCTGCTTGAACTCCATTGTGGCCATGTTACAGTTTTCGATTGTTTTCCAATCTATAAGCTTAACATAACCAACACCAATTGCCTGAGCAAGGTTATACATTGCTCTTGAAGCAGTAACGGCATTTGCTCCTGACATAGCTGCCCAAGTCGCAATACCCTGCATTGACTTTGCTGCTGTATCAAGATCTACACCTGCAGATGTAAACTTACCTATATTACTTACCATATCGGTAAAGTTGTAAGAAGTTTCATCTGTAAACCAGTTAAGTTCTTTTAGTTTAGCATTAACAACTGCTAACTGCTTAGCTTCATCATCAAACTGCATACGAGTAGCAGATAGAATTGTCTGAACGGCAGTTGTCTTTTGCTCAAATTTTGTCCAACCAGCTGTTAACTGGTCTTTTGACATACTCTTTATTAAAGCTTTACCTGCATTAACAGCTGAATTGGTAATATTTACTAAAGTAGTTATAGCTATTACTTCAAGAGCTGAGAATTTATTAGCGACAGTCTCAGTAGCTGTGGCTAAACCCGACATATCTACTTTTGATACTTCTTTACTAATATTCTCTAAGCCGGTAGCAGTTTTATTAAAGTTTAATGCTTGTTTAAGTTTATCGAGAGTCGACATACTCTCTCTGACACCAGACTCGAACTGCCGGTTATCAAATTTCATCTCGACGACTCTTTGGTCAACTGTAGTACTCATCCGATAACCTCCTTCCAAGCATCTTTTGCTAATTCGTCAAATATGGGTCTAAGTGCCGGATTAATATAATCTATTCCTTCTACCCACCCTCCATTTTTTGTTGCGTGACCATACTGAAGTAATATTGCTACATTACATCCTCCCTCGATATCCGAGTTAGAAAATATCAGTTTAGCCACGCCTTTTTCGTGCTCAATTGTATAATACCAAGACCTTGAAGCAAGTCCAGTATCAATTGGAGTAGCATCTTGTAATGCCTGAACACCTAATTCTCCATAATAATTAAGTTTTCCATAATCAACTTTTTCAAGGACTCTCTCAAAAAATCCATTTAATTTCTTGAAATCGCCTCTAGCATGAAAAGTTACTACGCTCATAACTCATCATCCTTTCGAATGCCAAGCCTTTCTACGAGCTTCATTTAATGAAGCATTTCTCCTAAGAATATCAGCTTTCTTCATCTTCTTAGGATTGTTCTTAACATTACATATCTTGATTAAGGTTAATAATCTATTCAAATGCCATTTCTGACATTCAAAAGGTATCTGCAATGCTATCATCCAATAATATATCAATTCTGATGTTATTGTATCTTTTGCTTTTGCCTTGCCTTCTTTATTACCGATATCAACATCATATATATTAGACGCTGTATGCGGATTCTGAATATAATCACTAACCTCTTTTAAATTGTCTTGTGTTAAACAATAATAAACATTTGGGTCGACATTTGGAGTTACTGTCATACAACGAATGTAATCTATTGTCTCTTCGTTGCTTCTAGAATCCGCTCCAAGGAATGCTTTACACCATTTTGATTCCCATTTTGATAAAGACACTAGAGAATGCTCCAGTGTCAACACCGTATCCTTAGTGTTTATGAATTGGTCTGTTGCCTCGTCATAGAACTCCTGTCCTGGTATTGTTATCTGGAGCATCTCGCCTCATGCCTCCTTATTTATTATTGATTGCGGCTATTGTAGCCGGTGTTTCTTTAACCTGTCCTGCAATGTCCTTAGGAATTACACCATTGATGAATTTCTGAGCTGCATCTGCATCGGTTGCAAGTTTCATGAATAATTCTGAGTAAGCCTCAGACTGCTCGAAAGAATCTCTGATTTCCTGGTTCTTTATGAATCTCTTTCCATCATCAGATTTTTCGCCATAAGCTTTAAGAATAATTGCTTTAAAGAGCTCAATAATCTCTTTACCATTCTGAGAAGCTATAATCTTCTGAATTCTCTTCTCAAGACCACCTTCGGTAGAAAGCTGCATCTCCATAAGTTCAGCTTTATTAAGATTGAAGTAGAAATCTTCTTCTCTCTCATTACCTTCGTAATCTGTGTACTTAATAGTCTCTTTTAACATAATTTTAATCTCCTTTCAATTTTTACCTCTGTTAAAAATTTTAATAAATACAATTAAAGGCGGCTAATAGCTTGCCACTAAAAGCCGCCTAAAATTATTAAACTGATCAGCCAGCTGATACAGTAAGTGTTTCAACAACTTCAGCAGGAAGAGGAAGATAAGGATCTGTTCCTTCTTCCTGTCCTTCCGCATTTGTTCCGAAGAGCTTATTCTCAAGATCAGCAAGTGCTTTCTTCTGTTTCTCTGTTGTGAACTTTGTAGAATCAATTACAATTCTTGAAGCAGGATTGTAATCCACTCCATTAATTCTGCCGATAGTAACAGGTGTAGTTGTGATTTCCCATGAGAATGCAATTGCCTCAGGTGAATCGTTAACTGTCTGATACTGAGCCTCTGAAGGAGAAGCCTTGCATCCGTAAATCAGATGAAGCTTATATCCCTTAGCATCGCCTTCTGTATCATTACCAATAATTGTCTTGAAGCAGAATCCGAATGTTTTTCTTGTCTGCTGTCCAACATAAGCACCCGCTATAAGTTCTGCTGTACCATCACAAGCCTTGAACTCATCAGGATATGTGTAAGCCTCAATTGTAGCACCGAACTCCTCTGCTGAATACAGGTTAAGGTAGTTTATGTTATCTGCATAAATCTTGTTAGCTTCTGCACCTGAAGGTGACTCAGAAACTGATGAAAGACCGTTCCAAGCTACACCAGGTCCATAAGCTTTTTTAGGATCTGCTGCAGCACTGTCATAAGGATAGAGAACGCCCTGGTTGACACCTGTCTCGTAGAACTTCTCACCGGTCTGGTCCCAAAGTAATCTAGCCATGTTTAATTCCTCCTGAACTAAATATAAATTGTAAATGAATAATGGTTTAAATTGTCCTTTGTATAATCGGTATTAAATGACGACTTTGGTAGCTTAAGCAGTTTTGGATAAATATCATTATCCGGATCTTTATGAACTAAAGTAACTGACATAGCCTCGTCATATTTGTATAAACCATCATTTGCTCTTGTGTTTTTAATTTTATCTAGCTTGTAGATAATTGCTGGGTATTTAATTTTCAAAGATTCTGGAGGCTGAAAATACACATTCCTAGAGCCCAAAATATCACATAAAATTTCGTGAAATTCCTCTCTACTCATTGTAAAGTCCTCCCATTGTAAGTATGAGTCTTGGACGCTGGATTTCAATACTATTTACTTTCCATTTAGCGCCCATAAACTCTATATACTTAATGTTACTAAAATTCTCATAGGCAAATGCATCAGCAACGATACTGATCTCGGCAGAATAAGTCTTATCATCATTTAACCCTTCGCCGACTTGCCATTTGCTTATCTTCTTATTATCATCACCGTAATAGTTTCTTTCAACTATTTTTTCGGTCCATACACCTGGTTTAGTCTCGACTGTGGTTAAATAACCTACCTTGCCATAAAATTTACCCATTTTGAATTTTTCTCCTTAAATTATTCAGCAGCCTTTGCAGCCCACTCTGTAACTGTTACAGTAGAGCTTGCAAGATCAACTGTTGAAGCCTTGTTTCCAGAAACCTTAACCACCTCAAGGTAATCTGTTGCTGACTCTCCAACGATTGCTACAAGAACACGTCCATTCTTGAATGCTGCTACAAGGTCAGCCTCTTCGATCTGTTTCTTAGAAGTTCCTGTTCCGTCATAAATCTTAGAATCTGATGTATTTCCGTAAACTACGAATGCAGCTACGTTTTTACCTTCAGCGGTCATATAGATCTTATTCATGATTTTATACTCCTTAAATAATTATTGATTTGTATAGTAACTTACTAAGTAATTAATGCCGTTCAGCTACTATACAAGATGGTTAACTGTTACTTACAATCAGCCTGCGTTTCCGTTAGCCTTAAGTACGATTGCTGAGTAAGGTCTTGTAAGGGCACCAGACTGTCTCTCCTCGATGAGGTATTTGTGCTGGTTGTAGTCGATATCGAAACCATCGAAGAAGCTCTTCTTACCCTGATTCTTAATACCAACATTGTAATCTGAAAGGTCAAGCATTACTGCGTATATTCCAGCACCAATAATAGATGAAGGAACCTTAACGATCTTACTTACGCCCATTGCGCCAGCAAGCTCTGCCTCTGTCTTGTAAAGTCTGTGACCAAACTTATCTTCCATAAGCATAAGCTTAGAAGCCTGCTTCTGCTCAACAAATGCAACAATATTACCAGATCCCTGATAATCATCCTGTGCAAGTACAGAAGCGGTTACGATAGCATGCTCAAGAGACTCATCCTGTGCGGGTACAACTGTCTTCTTAATTGTGAAGAGGTCCTCATCCTTTGCAACGGGAATAATATGTGTCTCATCAACCTTGTCGTCATCTGCGGTTGAACGTCCATCACCGAAGATGTAAGCACGAGCCTTCTCCTCATCGAACTTGATGTTCATCTCTTCCTTAATCCAAGGAATTACATCGAAATCTACATCAGCAAGGTCGTCCTTGTCAAATTTCTGTTTCTTGTAGATTGTTGTAGGAGATACTGATCTCTTAAGAAGCTTGAATACCTCTTCTTTCTTGTAGTGACCCTTGATGTATCCCTTTGCTCTTGCCTCGTCCTCTGTGATGTCAGCAAAAAGCATTTTGATGTTTGCGAAAGGTGTGTTGTGTACACCATTCATGATTACACCAACCCAATCATTGGGATGTGTGTTGATGAACTGAGGTGTGGTTGTATAACTCTTATCATCAGGCTTAATAAAGTCGATGTTCTCAATTCCATACTCAGCAGCATGCTCAAGGAATGCATCTCTAAGAGATCCGCATCTTTTGCCCTCTTTCATAATCTCATTAAGACCATCATGAACGAGTGTATCATCGTACTGCTCTTCTGATTCAAATACATTGTGCTTCATCTGTTCGTCCTCCTCTTTGGAACTTTTATTCTTTTCTTCTGCGTCAGCGATTGCCTGACCGATTAAAGCATAAACAACTGTCTTCTGCTCGTCATTGAGAGTATCGAATACATCCTTTACTGTCTTCTCAGAATCAGCAGGTGCCTTCTTTTCAATCTCAACTTCAGTTTTCTTTACTTCTGCCATTTCTTTCTTCTCCTCTTCAGGTTTTGTTTCTTTTGTTTCTGGCTTCTTTTCATCAGAGTCAGTTTCGGATTTCTTATCTTCTGATTTAGCATCGTCAGACTTCTTTTCCTCTTCCTTCTCTTCTGGTTTTTCTTCAGACTCCTTATCGTCGTCCTCTTTCTTTTTGTTATCTTTTTCCGCATGGGAAATATAAATTTCCTCTATGTCATTATAGATCTCGGCTGACTCGATTTCGTCCTCGTCTGAAATATCACTATGCCTAACCTGCTTCTCAACGATGCAAGCTCCAGGATTTGCTCCTGCAAGTACGAGACTAACCTCACAAATCTTGCCATGTACAACATCGCGAGAGTTGGTCTGTTTAAGCTGGTTAGCATAGATACTAAGAGAACCTATGTCACCATGCTCCACAAGAAGTTTCGCATTCTGTCCAGCTTCTGTGTCATTGAATGTTCCATAAGCATAGACACCCTCTTCTCTATTTTCAAGCAGAGCATGACCGAGAACATTCTGTGCATCTTTGTGGTCGTGATTCCAAACTAAAGGAACGGTCTTACCATCCTGGTCTATAAAGGCATTTTTACGGATTGTACGGCCATCAGAACATCTTAAGTTGTTCCTTGTTGCCCATCCACCAAAATCATACACCATTTTGATTTTTCCTCCTTAGTTTAAGTTCTTCTAAGAGTCGATCGACAGTTGCTTCAGGTCCTTCTCCATCAGCGACCATTTGCATGTTTTCTTCAGGAATTGGATTGCCATCAACGTCAATGTGATAGTCATCCTTTGAAGGTGACAGGTTCTTATTTCTAAGCTCGTCAGCTCCAGGATCTCCAGCAGGACGCATTCCAACGATCTGTCTGAGCTCATTAGAAGTCAATATCTCATTACGTGTAAACTTGTCTGCAATCTCAGCAATCTGAGTAACAGGAACAAGCTTGAATGGATCTCTGTAAAATTCTATCGACTGTTTCTGACTTCGAGCAGTCTTTGATAAGAATTTTCGTTTCATTTCGTCAGTGATTGCCGAAAGAATTGGTTCGACGGTTCTTGAATAGTAATTATTCATTATCTGATCACTGGCTGTACCGTTTAAAATTTCGGTTGTTATACCTAACTGAGAGTAAATCATATCGGTAAGATACTGAATCTGATTCATTAGATTATTATCTAATGATCTATTCAACTGGGTTACATGCTCAGTGGCATCTGTATATGCAATACCATACTTAGAATTAGCTAACTGATCTTCTATAGTCTTTCTACGATTTTCGGCTTGCTGTTTCTTAGCTTCGGTCTTGGTTAAATAAGGTAACTGAATAATTAAATCTAATTTACCAGCTCCCGACTGTTCATCGATTGCATCTAATAGATTTAATTTTCTTATAAGTCGCTGCATAGTAGAGTTTGGTTCATTCATTACTGAATAGAACGGGTTTTCTATTATACATACAACACTTTTTGGAAGGGTTACTGTTTCTTTCTTTCCAGACTTCTCGTTATAGACTTCCATCTTAACAGCATCTGGGAACCATGAAACTATATGTCCAACTCTCATCTTTTCGATGTCTATTGTTGCAGATTTCTTCGGATCTATTTTTGTATCCGTAGGGACAACTGCTACACATCCCTCGTCAAGTAGAGACATGACAATATCTTGTATAAAAGCTCTTCCTGTCTGGTCCATGTTGGCACTAACAGATAAGCACTCATTAAGTCCCGAATCTATTATTTGCACATAGTTACCATTATCATCAACCCTTACGTGCTTAATGTCAACAGCAGCCGCATCCATAGCAATTCTGTTGTATATGGCATTTATTATAGATCGTTCATTACCTCGAGTGAAGTGTGGACGATCGGGTCTATACCAACCATACGATACCTCATTATAATAAGTTTTCGTTGGCGTTGGGTCTTTATTCATAAAGGCATTCCAAGCATGTTGGAGTCTATCTGTAAAATTTCCCATTTTGATTTTTCTCCTTTGGAAAATTTATTCAAAAGCTTCTTTATTATTCTTGTATGCCACAAAAGCATCCATTAATGCTGATACATTATCGATCTTATCCTCATATCTCTTTTTAAGGAGTTTGCGGTTACCATTTGTATCTTCTATGGTTATCGCATTTCCCATAGTATAGCACATTAATTCTTCATCGAACAATAAACAACCTTCACTTGCTAATTTCTTTATTTCACCCAATGGAACTGATTCTGTACGAGCACCCTGTATAACTTTCTCTATACCAAAAGGACCATTCTCTCTTTCCCATCTTTCCATAAATGCTTTCGCATTATAAGGATCATAACCTACAGCTGAGATGTCATACTGACACTGTTCAATGTATGCATCAATGTCATCGTACACATCCATCATATCGAGAATAGAACCCTCAAAGATTATGAGACTTCCTTCTCTCATAAACTCATCATACTTGAGACGAGTAGCTGCTGGTAACTTAGATAAAGTTAAGGAAGTAATGTAACTTCTAACCTTAACTCCAAAAGTACCATTTCCAAGAGGGAATAGGAAAGTAAAGGCACAGAAGTCATCACCCTGTGATAAGTCAATACCAAGGGAACATGTCATCTGCCAGAAATCTAATTTTCTCTTCTGTGGAAGTGTCTCTTCATATGTGAAGTAGTATGTATAACCTTCCATAGGTATGCCAAATCTTTTGGCCAAAATATCATTTCTGTTTGCCGGTGCTTTTTCAGCTCTTTCTACATCGAGTTCATAAGTTTCATATGTTACAGTAAATCCAAGATTAGGATTCGCCTTTCTCCATATTCTCGGATCATTCTTTCCGAGTTCAACTTCTTCAATGTCATCGAGTTTATACCACCAAATACTTACATGCGGGTTGTTATACTCGCCCTTAAGTATTGATGCCAACTCCATTTTGATTGTATCGCCGACACCATTTCGAACTGTACCTTCTGATGATACAGCTATGATAAGGTAGTCGTCATTTTTAGAAGCGCCTTGCTCAAGAGTACCTATAACATCTTCTCTGATGTCTCCAGAAAGCCACTCATCGACTGTGTTGATTCGAGAGTTAAGACCTTGAAGCTTATCAATAGTCATAGGCCTTATTTCGCAAAGAGAACCTGTTATGAAATTCTCAATACCCTTCTTTGTGGATACGAGTTTCTGTCTATTCATCTTCGAACCGGTGGTATTCTGTAATGAACCTTCTGTTAGGAACTTATACAGATCACCACGAGCACGAGTAATAGCAGTTCTCATTGGAGCTAGTACTTCTTCTGCCTGTTTCATTGTAGGTGCTGTGTGTACTTGGTGAGTAGTTGTTGTGTCAACACTCAAGAAGTAACTTTGCATGTATGATTCATACTGAGACTTAGCAGCACCTCTTGCTATGATGAGATACTGCTTGTTAATAAGCCTCTTCTTAATCATTTGGTTTTCGTAATGACCGGTAATATTGTCATCCTGAACATATACTGTTCTTTCAACAAAGTAATACCAGCCTAAAACCTGTTCTCCCCACAATTTAAACGATTCCAGTAAACGTAAATCTGAGCCATCAGTGAGAGTTAGTTCGTTTTCACAGAACCTTATCCACCCTTCTACTGCTTCTTCGTCATAGTATACTCCAGGATGTTCAATTAGAGAATCTATTCTGTTCATCTCGGCTGAGATTTCTCTATTAACCAGTATCTTGCCACTGAGGACATCATCTCTAAATTTACCGTAGTATTTTGGTACTGCAGTATTAGATAATGCCATTTGTTTTTACCTCTTTATTATTTATCTTTTCCTATATTATTTTTGACAAATTCGTACATATCTTTGTCAAGCTGTTTATTACTTACGAAAGCGTATAATGGTGATTTAGAATCTGTAAGCTGCGTAAATATATTATTTATACTATGCATATCTTCGGGTTTAGAATTAACCGCTAATTCCCACCATTTTTGTCCTCTTTCAGCAGTTTTCTTATAATAAGGATTATCCGTTATATCTTTTAAATTTTTATCACCATATTTTTCAATCATTTTATTATAAAGATCATCATAATATTTTTCATATTTAAACTGCTGACCCCATTCATACATCATGCTTTTATATGGATTCTTTTCAAATCTAGCCAATGCCCGATTTTCATTTATATGGCTTTGATAATATCCAAGCTGTTCAGCATCTTTATTAAGTCGTCTTCTACCAGCTTTTGTTAAAGAACCATCTGGGTTTTGATATCTACGAACTCCCCATTTTTGTCCGAGGATTCCATGATGACATAAAATTGGTTCATAATTATTCATTTAATAAAATCCTCCTGAAATATAAATTATTTAAACTGCTTCTTGTATTCTTCTGCATCTTTTTCTGCTTGTAATCTCGCATCTACGGTGTAATCAGTTCCTAACTGCCAATAATCTTTTCCTGCAGTAATTGCTCCAACACTTCCTATTAGCAGCTGACCCATTCTTGCTTTTATAAATCCTTCTGCTAAAGGTTCTATTTTATCTTTATTCTGAAGAATTTCGTCATATCGTATATTAGTTTGAGCATTTACCCACTGTTTAATAAATTTATTCGTTGCTTTATAATCATTAAGTTCTATAGCATCTTTAATTTTTTGTGCTAACTTTTCCTGTTTTTTAATAGATTTATAAGCAAGCTTATCAGAATTCTTCAATAGAAAAGCTTCATTACTAGCTTTTGCCTGGCTTTTTAAACCGAACACACCTTCTTCGGCAAGCTGCTGTTTTCTTTCTCTCATATAAGATTTTGTATCAAACTTATTATACTTCTTGCGACCAGCAGCGGTCAATGTTCCATCAGCATTCTGGTATCTACGAACTCCCCATTTTTGTCCGAGAATTCCATGATGTTCAAGATAATTATCTGTTGTAATAGTTACGTAATCCATAATTGCTCTCTCTCTCTTAGTTTTCAGACTTAGGATCAACAGCAACATTGAGTCTCCACTCTAGCTCTGCGATCGTATTCTTGTATACTTCTGTTACAGTTGCACTGAGAGGTGGGTCAAACATTAACTTTACTTTCATGTAAATATAAGTTTTAACCATCTCTAGTGAAGTGTCGCTACCCAGGAAATCAGTCCAGGTTTCAGTAGATCCGGTAATAGAATAACAGCTATCCGGACCTACGCCTAACTGATTAAGTAGCATTAATACAGTATTAATATGTATTATTAGGTCCTGATCAAATGCATCGTATTCTGCATCTATACCCAATAACTTTTTAATGTCATTTAGTATGCTGTTATTCATTGTTTATTACCTTCTTATCTTTTATTTCTTCTTATCGTCATATGCATCATAACTAGCTGACCAATTTGAGAACCAGTTTTCGCCACTTGTGATATAACCACTGTCTACTTCCGTTAACTTTCCACCAGTAGAAATCATCCTATACTTATTTCCACTATCATCTTTTACATGATTATCGGAGTAACTTGTCTTTGTATTAGTACTTAAACTAGTTCTTGTCTTTGGTTTAGAATAATTATCAAAGTATGTTGATACCCAACTCTCTCCACTTGATGCATTATTAGAAAGGAAGTCTGAATAATTACCAGATGTTGAACCAACTACAGACCAAGACATATTTTTTATACCTCTGGCTTTTCCAGATGTTTTCTTTTCGGTAGCCGGTTTCGTTGATTCGGTATTTTTCTTAGAATCATAAGATGACGATTTCGTATCAGAAGATTTGTTGTAATCGTTGTCGTATGATTTCTTATAACTGTTATCATATGACTTTTTATAGCTATTATCTTTCTGATAGTTATTTTGATTCTGGTTGTTATTCTGTTTCTTATCGTTTTTGTTGTCTTTCAAATAATCATTGCTATCTTTATTCAATTCTTTATCTAATCGATCATAAATGTTTTTACGATCCATAATATTTTTAAGATCTTTATTGGAAAGATCGCCTCTATATTTATTGGCTTTCTTTATGTCAGCATCTTTAAATATTTTATTCTTTTCTTCATCAGATAACTTAGAATCATTATCATCTTTGTTCTTACCTTTTGGAAATTCTCCAATCTTTATTGGTTTCCACTGCTTATCACCTAAAGCGTTTCCAACTGCAGCGGCAATGTTATAGATGTCTGCTGCCTTACGACCAATATTAACCACTGAATCGAGATACTTTGCAGCAACATCAATCTTTTCTTTGCCTTTCATTTTCTCTTTATAAGAAATATTTGCAACTTTCTGACTTAATGCCTGCTGCATCTCATAACGGTCCATTATAGACTGAATTTCTCTATTTGAGTATTCTGATATATGCTCGTATGCGGTTTTAACATCTGCTCTGTTATAAACGTCTTTTCTCTCCTGTTCAGAAAGTCTTCCCTGCTTATGAGCCTGCTTAGCAAGTTTCTCTTCTACTTTCTTGGCTTCTTTAGCATCTTTCTTGGCCTGCTTTGCTTCTTTGGCTTCTCTGATTTTTCTTTTAAACCATCCTTCATTGGCGTTTGCTCTCTTCTGAGCTGAAGTCATCTGCTCAGGATTTAAAGGATACGGAGGTCCATTTCTATGACCCCATTTCTGTTTATCTACCCCATGATGAGCTAGATACTCATGCTCTGTGTAAATCATTTTGAATTTCCTCCTTTGAAGGAATTTGGTATTATCGTTTGGTTAAGCTATAAATATATGCTCCGCCTGCTGCTATTGCTGCTGCCGGTATAGCAGCTACTGGTAATGCCGCCATACCAAGAGCTTCTCCAAACAGCATTGCCGTTGCTGCTGCACTTCCTAAAGAACCAACTGTTGTTCCAGCAATCGTGGCAACCCTCTGATTTTTAGTTATGTTTCCAAACTGTTCTTTCTTATCCTCATTTTCATTGAGATACTTTATTAAATCTCTAACTTTTTTATTGTCATAGGCTACTTGAGCAGAGGATCTAATATTAGACATTGTTCCAAGTCTTGCAGCATTTTTAACTTCATCAGACTCTTCAGAAACATATTCTGCTCTTCTCTTAAGTCTATCATCGGCTATAGAAATATGTTTATTTCTTCTTTTTATGCCAGCATCAGTTAAAGAACCATCGACATTCTGATAACGTCTTACTCCCCACTTCTGGCCTAAGATACCATGATGATAAAGTTCATCAGGTTTTATCATAGAATAGTCGTTCATTTGGAACCTCCACTAAATATTTTTTACTTTTTGTCGTCTTTATCATCTTTATTGTATGAATGCCTATTAAAATATTTTTTAACTATAGCTGCTCCGGTTCCAACAAGACCTGCTGTTCCAGCTACTCCTAGAGCTAAAGATGCTGCCGGAAGCGCCATGAGAGATGCTACTCCTCCAGCAAGAGAACCAGCTTCAAGTATACCAATAGCACCGCTATCTATTGTTTGAATAGCTGCTAAAACAGCATATGGTATCTGTGATAATGTTGTTGCCGCACCTGTTCCGAGCTCTGCGCCAGCTGTATATTTAGCTGCTTCTATAGCTGCTTTTGAAAGTACTCCTAATCCAGCAGCAGCACCAACTTTAGTAGCATTTTTAAAAGTATCTTTTGTATCATACTTATCTTCATCTTTGATTTTCTGTCTCTTCTTTCCAGCATCAGTTAAAGAACCGTCGGCATTCTGGTATCTACGAACTCCCCATTTTTGTCCGAGAATTCCATGATGTTCAAGATAATTGTCTGTTGTAATAGCTATATAGTCCATAAATATCCTTATCTCCTTTTCCACGGACATGTATCGTTTTCCGTTCTTGTAACTGGCAGTTTGTAAGAATCTTCTCCTCCATAATGTATAGCATCATGTGTGCGTTTAGTAGTACAAATCAAGTTCTCTTCATCAAAGATTTTAGGATCTCTTTTAAGAATATCTTCTTTTGTAATTGGATTTATATGGTGTATTAGAATCTTTCCATGTATGTCAAAACCTTCTAAACCTAAATCGCATCCGTTGTCTCTTAAGATAACTTTGTTTCGTACAGACTTCCACTCTGGAGAATTGTACAATGCCTGATTCAAATATCGATCATATCCAAATGTTTCATTTGCTACCTTGCCACTTAACTTGAGATACTCATATCTTTCTTCATGAGTTTTCAGTTTCTTCATTTCAGAATATGATTTATTCATCGAATACTTCCACCTCATCATTTACTTTACCACCATAAGACTTCATAGCACTAATTGCCCTCTCATACATCTCTTCCATCTTCTTAGCAGACTTGAGAGATTCTGTCTTAGCGGTTAAGAGTTCTAACTCTCGTTTAGTTTTCTCCTGTTCGAGTTTTGCAGATGTGGAACCCAATTTTAGATAATGGGTTATTACCTGAGAAGATGCTGTTCCTTCCCTAAGTTGTTTCTCTGCTAAATCTATGGCAAGAGCTACTAACTGTTTCTCTCTACCGTCGACTGTTCGAGCAGGATTCTTAGTTACGGTGGAAGATTCTTCTATCTTCTCACTCTTTTTCATTTACTTTACCTCTTATTAAATATAGTTTTCAGAACTTTCATAGAGCTATCGAACAGTTTCTGCATACTTTTTGTACGTACATACTAAAGGAGACCTAAAAAACTAATGAACGAAACTCATTAACGTTGCAGAATATCCAAAAGGTACTCGCCTTTGTACCTAATGAATGTAGGCGCATCTGTTTGATAGCCCTATGAAAGTTCTGAAAGTTGTTAAAACTATGCCACGGGGGGAACTGAAAGACTGAACTGTTTTTCTGAAATATCCCTCCGGGGGAAAATTTAGG